GGATTACATCAATGCCTGCATTGCCGGCGCCGCCTGTGACGCCAGAGCCTGGCCCACCTGAGTTTGTAGAGCCACCGCCAGAGACTGGTCCTGCGCCGTTACCTGAAGAGATTGCTCCTGTATTTGAGTATGAGAAGGAATTGCTTGGCCGCAGGGAGGCGCTTGAAAAAGGTAAGGGCAGTCTTTGGTCTGCGCTTAAAGGTAGGATTTCTTACGAAGACATCAAAGATGCATCGCCAGACATTGAGTTCCGCACGCTGGCGGGCAAGCCTACCAATCCTAATTTCAAGGGATTGGATCTCATGGTCAAGGATGGTGATCTTGATGCATGGTTGCCGCCAGAATTGCAGAGCACAAACTTTGATCGTGATCCAACGCTAGAGACGTCTGCCGTTAATGCGATTAAAGAGCGGCTGGCTGACAAGGATCTTTTGACTGATGCGACCAAGCAAGAGCTTGAGATTATTGACTATGAACTGTCGCAGATCATTCCGCTTATAAGGGAGTACGAGAGTGAACTTGAAAGAGAGCTTGCCGTTACCGAAGCCGCCGAAGCCGCCCAGCGCGAAAGGCTCGATGCTGAACAAGCTGCGCTTCAAGAAAGCTTGGCAGAAGCTGTCCCCAAGGGCGAAGCGGGAGTTGCTAGACCTGGCGAAGCTGCCGGACAGCGTCCTATTCCCGCAGTCACCCAAGCCGTAACTGCTCCGCCTACCGTACCGCAAGTAACTGCGCCCCCGGTAACCGCTGCTCCTGTATTGCCAAAGAATGCGATACAAGCAGAGCGGGATATGTTTACCCAGTTCAGGGATGAGCTGGATAGACTTGGCCTCAAGGATCTGAATCTTGAGTTCATACGCCCTAAGAAAACCAAGAAAGGTTACACCGTAGGCGAGATGTCTACCTCTGTAACAAGAGATATCGGCGCCACTGGCAACGAAACCCTTAAGGTAACTGGCAGGCTGTTACGTGTAGCCATTGATCTTGCCAAGCGTACTAAGTCATCAACAGCACAGAACCCAGAGCGCATCAAGAGAACCTTGCATCACGAGGTGATCCATGCGCTGCGGTCGATGAATCTATTTACCGCGGATGAGTGGCGGATTCTTTCTGAAGCTTCTGAGAGAGACTGGGTTAAGCGCAAGTGGCCAGACGACTACGGCATGACGGTCGAACAGATCTATCGTAAAGAGTCTAAGGATACGAAGCTTGAAGAGGGTGTGGCCAGGGCGTTTGAGTATTACACCCGTGGTGAGTTTCAGCCAGCGGGCGCTGTGGCTAGGATCTTTCAGAAGACCAAGGAGTTCTTCAAGAAGCTTGCTGACTACGCCATGGGGCTTGGCATTACCGAGACAGAGGCGGAAGTCTTTGAGCGGATCATGTCTGGTGAGATTGGCTCGCGGGTTAGGAAGGATCAAACCCTTTACAAGCAGCCTTATGACAAGGCCAGCATTGAAGCTGGCTTAGAACACAGTGACGCATTCAACAAATGGTTTGGTGATAGCAAAGTGGTTGGGCCGGATGGTGAGCCTCGTGTTGTTTATCATGGGACCATGACGGACCTTGATAAGTTCGACATGTCAAAACTTGGCGCATCAACAGGGCACAAAAGTGCACAAATGGGATCTTTCTTTTCAAGCAACCCTAGTATTGCGGCAAGCTTTGCCGGCGAGAAATTTGAGGGTTGGCCTGTAAAACAGACGTTTGAGAAAGGAGCAAATCTCTTACCCGTCTACCTGTCTATTAAAAACCCGATAGAAATAACAGCAAAAGAGTTTTTGCAAAGATTTGTTAGAGGAACGGAGTCATCATCAAACTTTCGTGATGCTGCCAAAGCAGCAGGGTTCGATGGCGTTCTTATTAAAGGCGATAAAAATCTTGCTGAAAGCTTTGGTGGTGATGAATACGGTGCGGATACTTACGTTGCTTTCGAGCCAAACCAAATCAAATCCGTCTTCAACAAAGGCACATGGAGTGCTGAGTCTGAGATCATCCTTGAGAACCGTGTTGAGTCCGAAGAGATCATTCTCAACGCAGCGAATCTTGACGTAGATCCTGAAACGTCCATGAACAATCTGGTTAAGTCAGGCCCTGACTTCAATCAGATCAAGAACAACACAAGGGATTACATCAAGGATCTTGCTACTGACAAAGCAGACATCCTACTGAGCACATTGAACCTGCGCCAGTTAGGTGAGGTGGCAGCAAACGCCCTGCCGCAAATCAAGAGCTTCTATCGTGATGTAAATGACATGCTTGCCTTCCGTGATACACGGATTACCAAGGCGGCTGATATCGCTACGCCATGGGTCGCGTTCAACGACAAGGACCCTGAGATGGCAAGAGTGACAGCGGATGTCATGCACGATGCAACAATTGCAGGCATCGATCCTGATACACGCTTAGATGAAATTAAAAATCCAGAGTTATTGAAGAACTGGGCGAGGGTGGCTGCCAACCCCGAAGCATTAAAGATCTACCGCGAAGTACGAGATTACTATGCTGAATCACTAGACCTTTATCAAAAGGCTCTTGAGCAGCGTATTAATGAAAGTATGGAAGAGGGCCGCCCTAAGACGGCTGCGCTCTTGAAGCTTGAGCAAGAGTTCAATCGCATACGCCAGACAGGCCCTTACTTTCCCTTGGCTCGCTTTGGCGATTACTGGGTTTCGTTCGACACCTACAACGACGAAGGTAAGAAGGTCCCTGAGTACTACATGTTTGAGAGTCGCAATGACCAGCGGCAATTCATTGATCAGCTTAATAAGCAAGGCGTCAAACACAAGAGTGGTGTCAAGACAAGAGAGATGATCTCGCAAGGCATACCCATGACCGGGTTTGTGCGTGAGATGATGGATCTGGTTGATGGTATGGATGGGGACACCGAAGCTCTCAAGGACAACATCTGGCAATTGTTCCTTACCATGCAGCCAGACCTGTCCGCCAGAAAGCACTTCATCCATCGTAAGAAGGTAGCTGGTTACAGTCCTGATGCGCTACGTGCGTTTGCTGAAACTTCCTTCCATGGCGCCTATCACCTTGCTCGGGTTCGTTACAACGGCAAGCTAGAAGCACGAGTGCTTGAAGCCCGTCAGTACAAAGATCAAAACCCAAGCGTTGAAGCCGATCGTTATTTTGATGAGCTATTGCGACGCAAGCAGTGGGTCAATGCACCAGAGGATGTTAATAGCTTTAATAGCTGGGCAACTAGCTTCTCATTCCTTTACTTCCTCACTGCCCCTGCTTCTGCATTGGTCAACATTGCACAGACGCCCATGGTTGCATTCCCGTATCTTGGCGGGAAGTTTGGTTACGGCAAAACATTCTCAGCACTTACTCAGGCTAGCAAAGACTTCTTTGCTAGCGGCATAGGCAAGGGCCGCGGGTTCTACGATGTGATCCGCACTTTGCAGGAACGCGTGGATGAGAAAGGCATATCAGACAGAGAAAGAAAGCGCCGCCAAGAAGAGCTTGGTGCTATGCAAAAGCTCTATGAAGATGGAACGCTTAACCGTACTCAGACGCTATCGTTAGCCGGCTTGGCGGAAAGACCATCGGATGTATTGCAGGGTGGCCTTGGCTCTGTCATGAAAAACAAATCATTCAGCACTGTGCAAAAGGTGACGTATGGTTTGGGCTATGCCTTTAACCAGGCTGAGGTATTTAATCGGCAGATCACTGCGCTTGCAGCTTATAGGCTAGCCAAGGAGCGCGGGCTTACACCTGACGTTGCCTTGCAGATGGCCAAGGACATAGTGAATGAGACGCATTTTGAATACACGAATGCGACCAAGCCAAGGTTCATGCAAGGACCAACCGCAAGGATCATCTTCCAGTTTAAGAACTACGCTCAGCAGATGACCTACCTGCTTGTACGTACAGTTAATGAAGCTGTACGTGATGCAGATCCAGAGGTTAGGCGTGAGGCACAAAAGCGTCTCGGCGGCATATTATTCATGACCGGGTTGTTTGCTGGTTACGAAGGCTTGCCCATGTACTGGGTTATCGAAGGTGTGATGAACGCCATGTTCGATGATGAGGATGAGCCTTATGACTTCAACAACAGCGCAAAGAATACGATCGCAGATTTGTTTGGATCTAATGCTGCTCGCATCCTGAGCAAGGGCGCCGTATCAGAGGTTCTTGGTGGTGACGTGGCTAACCGTGTTGGCATGAACGGTATGTGGTTCCGTGATTCCAATAAGTCTGCTGATGAGGTAGAAGCATTCCGCCAGTTTGTGACTGACCTGGCTGGCCCGTTTGTTGGTATTGGCGTCAACATCTCTGACGGTATCAAGAAGATCAACGACGGTAATACCTACCGCGGGATTGAAGCGATGCTGCCGCCGGTGCTCAAAGACTTCATGAAGGTTGGCCGCATGGCTACCGAGGGAGCGACGACCTTGCGTGGCGATCCGATTGTTGGTGAAGTCAGTACATGGGGATTGTTCTTACAAGCTCTTGGCTTTACGCCTGTGGACATTGCACGTGGCTACGAGGCCATGGCAGAGATCAAGGGTATGGACAAGGACCTGGATCAGCGCCGAAAGCGTTTGTTGCAGCAAGTTACCTTGGCCCAGATTAACGGGGATTACACGGCGTTCGGTGAGATATACGACAAGATAGAAGTGTTTAACGAGAAGAACCCAGAGAACCCGATCAGCAAGGAAAGCATCAAGCGGTCACTTGCACAGCGTGTCAAGGATACTGACCGGGCGCTGCGTGGGATTATCGTTAACCCGAAGCGGGAGTACTTGTTGGAGGAGGCGCGGTACCTTGGGGAGGAGGAGTAGCCGGGTCTGGGGCAATGATCCGGTTCTCATAGTCTATCCCGCAGAAGGTCGCATAGTCTCTCAGGGTTCTAACCTTACCAAGGCCGTAGATCCCTAGGTCCTTTTTGTGATACAGCAGATCAGACATGCGTTCGTTGGATCGCTTGGCCATGTCCCACCATCTCACGGTACGCATCTCATCATCTTCTGATGCCCAGTGCCGCAGCTCTTTTGTTCTTCCATAGAAGTGATACACAGGGGCCAGTGGCGGATGTAGGATGTCATAGCCATGGGTGTAAGCACGCACAGCGATATTCTGCTCTTCGCCGTTGAAGTACAGCACGGGATCGTATGGGACTTCATGAACGAACTTGCCGAGTGTAAAGATGAACCCGGCGCCTACGTGACAGGCCGGCACAGGAAAGTCAGACTTCATGATTCCTGATGAGAAAGCCAAGAGCGGATCAGTGTCTTTGAATTTCTCACCCTCTTTGATCTTGGAGTAAATCAAGTCTTTGGTATGTGATGTATCGGTAGGTTTGCCATCGATGAACTCAAAGCCACGGGCATAGCAAGAGTAGAGTTTCTTTGGGTTGGGCGTGAAGTTACTTTGCATAAGGGCTATGCAAGTCTCATCCCAGTTCTGATCAAACCAACTGTGCGAGTCTACTTGCAAGAAGTAGTCCTCATGGTGGTACAGCGATTGCGCCAAGTGGCGGGCCCAGCATGCACCGCGGGCGTCCACTGATCCTATGAATACATAACGGATCTGGTCTGCGAAGCCAGTCTTTTCTACGGCTCTATGCTGAGGTATGGAGCCTTGGTCAACAATGCCAAATACAAGGTCCTTGGGGTTCTTAGCTTTCTTGTAGCAGTCATTTACTGTGAACCAGAGTAAAGGATCTCTATAGGATGCGATGCTAACGAAGATTGTCATACAGTCCCTCGATGGTCATGGCGAGTAGGTCAAGCTCGCTGAGTTTGTATCGTGTGTAGAAGCCGCGTTCACCAAGCCCATGGACGCCTGAGTTTCCCTGATGGTGCTCAGGGCACAAAGGCGTGACAAGGAAGTTGCTAGCGCGTTGGCTCATTCCCTGTCCTTCTCTTATGTGATGAATGTGGGCTGGCGTCTGGCCAAGTCCTAAGTGTTTGCACAGGATGCATCCCATACTGGCAACGCGATCCATGTGTGCTTTATCTGCTTTGCGAGTCATGCTTGATCATTGTCCCAAAGCTTCCACTCCTCGCCGCTCTTTACAACCTTCTTGGCGTCTTCTATGCCGGCGTCATATCCGGCACGGAATGCTCTTCCATAGGAAGATCGGGAGAACATAAACCGGGTAGCTTTGATATCGATCTTCAGCTCTTGGTACCACTTGGCCCATGCATCGTATGCTGGATGGATTTCCGCGGGGCATGTTCTTCCTTGATTGCATTCACCATGGCAGGGCGGGCAGCTTTTCATTTGTTCTCCCATATACCAATGAGCTGTTCAGTCTCATGGACCTTGTGATGTATAGCGTTGTAAGCCATTTTGATTTCTGTAATGGCTTCAAGGCATTTCTCCATGGCGGTCATGTAATCATGGCTTTCGCAAAGGTCATACACGCGATTCATTAGTTGGTCTGCTTTGATCAAGTGGCCCGAATAATCCATCAATATGTTCCTGTAGTTCTTCACACATAAGATCACTAAGGGTCTTGCCAAATACCGTGATGGCCTTTCCCTTGGTGGATTTAGAAATAACCATCAGGGCCTTTTCAAAACCCTGACGGTAGCCCTCATGGTAATCAAGTTGGGCTGGACCTATTGCGTCGATCGCCTGCCTCACGAGTTCAGATGCCATGCCTGGTTTCTCGCGCAGCTTCTCTACTTGATCCGGGCGCAGGTAGACCTGGTAAGGCACTAGCTTTCGTTTGTACTTCGCTTCCATTCTTCAAACTCCTTACGCAGATCGATCAATGCACCTTGGGCTTCTGTGTTGCTTGCTAGCTCCGATCGAGATTCGATATTCAAAGCCTCACATATAGCCCTGGCGGCGTCATCCTCTGAGTGAGAAAAGCACCACCCGGTGTCTACGCACCAACGCTGGAAGTCAGGATCTTTGGCCAGTATTCCTGCGGTCTGTACAAAGCTACTGACCTTGGGCCTAACGTATGGCTGCTCATCGTCTCCGATCCGCACCATGGCCACGGCGTAACGCGATCCTACAAAGTCACGCACAAGGTCTTGGTGTAGATCATCAGGATGGATGGCTAGCGTAAGCATGAAGCCTTCTTTGTTTTGACGCAGGGATACCTTGACGCATTCAAAGTTAACGGGATCCACCAAACATCCTTCCAAAAAATGATTTGATACGCTTGCCTAGCGATACGGAACGGTCAGGCCCAATCCTTTCTATGTACTCATGCGTTGTGATTGGCATGACCTTGGTCGGATCATCTTTGGGTCCAATCGATCCTAGCCCTGATGCCGGTGCAATGATCGGCCAGATAATCCACATGGGCCGTTTGAATGCTGTGCACACAGAAGAAAGGGACGAACCTTTCTTTACTGCCAGGCGAATGGATCGTTCCTCAGAAGATCCAACAAAGCCCCTGCGCCAACCGCCAGCAGGCGAGAACATCTGCTTGCAGTATTTGTAGACTGTTTTGTCAGATAGCTTGAGCGCCCCTGCGATGGACTGTGGATGCCAACCCAGGTTGTAAAGGTTATAGATCTCCTTCTTATCTTCTTCAGATACGAAGTAGTGATGCCTGTCGTATTTCTTTGGGCTACGACGGCGCCGCTTCTTTGGCGCCTCCATCAGAAAGGCACATCCGCAAGGTCTTCTGGCGGAGCTGGCGGCGCTTTCCTCGCTTCATTCTGCTCCCATCCTTGGCGGACCTTGCAGTTGTAGTACGGGCCGCTGCGCCCTTCCTTGGACCACATGGACAGTGAAATCTTTGGCGTCTCTCCATGCTTTACCTTATTCACAATGTAAGCACACAGTTCTGCTGATAGCTCAACATCACCACGGTAGTCTGGCGATCGATCGGTCTTGATCCGTGGGCTGAATAGGTTTGCTGAATCGTAGTATTTAGTTTCCATTTATCTCATCCTTACGTGCTTTGAACTTGGCTAACAGGTCCACGTACAGCGACTCATCGTGGGCCTTGATCTTTGCTACTGCTTCTTTGTTGTCCTTCCAGAACGCATTAAGCTCCGCCTCAGTATTTGCCGTGGGCAAGAACTGTATGAACATATTCATAGCAAAATCAACAACTTCCGCCATACCTTTAACAGGTTCTTGATGTTTGGGCTCAGGCTTTGGTTCCGGCTTAGCTTGCTGAGGTGTAGAAATAACTCCGCCACGTGGCGGAGTTTTCACAGCCGCGTTACCGTCATCGTCTTCTGGAGCGATACCGCAAGCCGCCATGAGTGAGTACCTTCTGGCATAAGTCAATGCCGATCCATAGCCTTGGGCGTCATGCTTTGCTGCTGGCACATGAAGCTTTCCAGCGGATAACAGTTCGCCTGATGTATGGACAAAGACTGTCTCAACTGTCACGCCATCTTGACACTCATGCGTCATTTGCATCAATGCGATACCGTTGTCATTTAGTGCATCAATCACTGCTTCAACGCACGTGGCGAGGTCTGCGTACTTAGACCGGAAGTGCGGGTTGTTACTTTGTTTTAGCGCAGGGCTAAATCCCTTTTGTGCTTTAACTAATGCTTCCGCTATCTGCTTCACTTGCTTCTCCTAGTTGTCTACCGAAATCACAGTACTGCCTTACATCACAAAAACTTGTACATCTTGTATTAACTCCGGGGCGGTGAACGATTTCTTGGCCGGGCTTTACTGCATCCTTTGCTTCTTGTTCTAGCAGGAATACCTTCAGTGCTCGCTTGGCTCCTGGCTTCATGATGGCCCATGCTTCAGGCTTGGCCCATCGCTCGTCTGGTGTACACAGCGGCGGATCATCCATGACTGTTGCGGCATGAAGTGCGATACGGCTTTTGATAAAAGCTTCTTGCTCTTCAAAGGTCCACAGAGGCACATCGATCTGTACGATTGGTGCTTCTGGATAGTCCGCCTGGCGGCCTACGTTCCTTCGAGCCCAGTCTCTTACGATCGCATTGATCTTCAAGCCAACGACGTTATGGCCATGGGCACGGGCAAGATAGGCGTAGCAGTTCAGTTGGTATTCCCATTCGATCTTACCTTGCATGACTGCAAAACTGCTCGTAACTTTCCAGTCCTCAATGATCCGTCCATGGGGCGTGACAACCTGGCGGTCGATCGCGCCGGAGATCTTCCAGCCATTAATCTCTTTGAAGTACCGCTGCTCAGTGATCACGTCTTCTTCTGAGAACTTGTCGAGGATGTGATGCACGGCTGTACCGAATAGACTGAAGACGGTATCGGATACGTCTTGCTCCATCTCATCGAAGTGCTTGTGCTTGAGTGCCACGACCCGTGGGCTGTCGATGAGTTCAGTGACAGATAGCTTGGCGTCACCTTTGGAGTAGTTCTTGTTTCGTGCAAAGCGCAGCAGGACATCGGGCAGGTTGTATTTGTTAGTGATGTTCATGGCTTACTCTCTTCAAACTTCTCCATAGCCGCTTGTAAAAGCTGTAGTACTTCTGGGTTAGGCGCCTCAAGGTAGCGGTGAATCCAGAACATAACGTCCTCCGCCGCAAGGATCGCTTCGTATAACCAGCGCTCATGGTTCATCGCTCCCTCCGTTTAATCATCTCGTCCGCCACGAGGTATGCAATGTCTGCAAAGGCAACCTCTGGCTTTTGACTGGGTACCTGCCCCCACTTGCCTGAAAAGATGCCGGTGATTACGGCCGCGGCGAAGTAATCCCTGAGCTGCATACCTGCTGTATTCGGCTCATGCAGGTGTCCTACGTCATGTGGGAATGCGTATTTTGTTTTAGCCATGATTCTTCTCCTTCAAGGCTTGCTCGATAGCACGGGCAAACCCCCACCGATCAAACCACGCTGCATTACCTTCGTCGATTTTCTGGGACAGATAACTCAGATCCTGTATCTCCTCATCAGTCAGCCCAACCCATTCTTTCTTTAATGGTTCTGGCCCATTCCACACGCCGTCGATAAAACCTGTACCTCCATCTGGCGACACTGCGGTCTTTTGGCTAGCACGTGCGTAATTAAGGCCTGTACCTTTACCTGGCGATAATACGGTCACAAGCCCAGCATGACTTATTGGATCACTCTCCAACGCCTCAAGCGCCACCTGCATAGCTTTTCTGCTCATCGATCCCTCGCTTTCAGCATCGCGTCTGCAATCATGTAAGCCTGCTTCGCGGTTGCATCAAAATAATTCCCAGGCTGCGCCAGTGCTTGCATCGCCTTCCCTGCAAAGTAATCACGCAGGGACATGCCTGATTGGATTAGGTACGAATGTGCGACGGGAAACGCTGCCCCACCATCTGTTGGTGTCTTTGCTGTTTTGTTTTCACTCATGCTCGATCCCCCGCATGTTGTTTCCATGTTTCTTTCTCCTTCATACGCTGCTCGTACACTTCCATCAGCAGTTCTGCTGCCTCCTTTATCTTGAACTTCTCAGCAGTACAGTAATCAGGCAAGCCTTCGGCGTAACCCTCAAGCCATGCGGCAAGCATGGCGAACTTATAATCAGGGCTCATTCTTTTTCCCCTGCGTTGTTTAGTATTCGTGCAATCTCGCGGTCGATATACCAACGTGCTTTACGCAAGTCCTCAACCTGCTCACCTTTCAGGCCAGCTCGCCACAAATATTTTATAGCGTTACCCACACAAAAATTCATGTGCTCGGTAATCTCGATGCACTCCACACCGCTAGGGT